TGATGAAACCCACAGACTCAGATGGAGAGATTGTGGATCGGTGGTTCCAAAATGTGTGCCGACACGTTGTGATGGAAACATGGGAACAAGAACAAGCAATTAAGAACTCTGGCATGTATGTACAAAGGCGTGACCTTGGAGATGGACGGAGTGAGATCGGATGATATTCAATCACATCAAACAACTCAAAGCTGAAGGTAAAAAAATTGGCATTACATTCTCAACCTTTGACATGCTCCACGCAGGCCACATTGCCATGCTCTCAGAAGCCAAGAATCACTGTGACTACCTCATCTGTGGGCTCCAAACGGACCCAACTATCGATAGGCCTGAGACTAAGAATCGTCCGATACAAAGTATTGTGGAGAGACAGATACAGCTTTCTGCATGCCGTTACGTTGATGAAGTTGTTGTGTACCAAACCGAACAGGATCTCTGTGACCTTCTGTTGATCCTCCCAGTTGACGTTCGTATACTTGGGGTAGAATACGAAAACAAAGACTTTTCGGGTCACGACGAATGCTATGACCGCGGTATCGAAATTGTGTTCAATGGTAGAGATCACTCATTCTCAAGTTCAAGTCTGCGCAAGCGTGTGGTTGCTGCTGAAACAGAAAAAGTATTGCTACAGAAATGATATTGTATGTAAATGGTTGCAGCCACACAGCGGCTGCCGAAGCAGTGGTACCTAATGTATTTGCTGTGGATGATGGTCGATATGGTATCGACCGTAGACCTCATCCAATCAACTTGGAAGCCAGTTGGGGTCGCCACTTGAGCCGAATGCTCAACACTGAGTTTTACTGCGATGCTGAAACAGCAGCCAGCAACGATCGCATATTGCGTACCACTAACAAGTGGATTCATGAGAACTATTCCCGTTTGTATGATACTGTGATGGTAATCCAATGGACCACATGGGAACGAGAAGAATGGGTATTCGAAGGCAAGCACTATCAAGTCAATGCCAGTGGTGTAGACATGGTGCCACCAGAACTTGAAGCTAGATATCGTCAGTACATTTTGGATGTGAATTGGACTCAAAAAACAGATGAATGGCACAACAAAATATGGCACCTGCATCGCCGACTTAAAGATCTCAATGTACGACATCTTTTCTACAGCAGCAACAGCACATTCAGTGATATACCAAATCAAAGAGATTGGCAAAATCACTATATCCAACCTTACTCAAGAGAGCACAGTTGGAACGCCATACTGAAAAACAACGGATTCGAGCATGTGAATCCCAAAAGTTATCACTTTGGAGCCAATGGCCATAGATTTTGGTCGGAATATGTGTTACAATACTTAAAACAACACAAACTTCTGGACCGCTTTGATGAAATATCTACTGATTGATACTGCCAACATGTTCTTCCGCGCCCGCCATTCGGCACACAGGGCCAGCGACACATGGACTAAATTGGGCTTTGCGCTACACTTGACCATGATGAGCGCCAACAAGGTAGCTCGGCGGTTTGGCGTAGATCATGTGGTTTTTGCACTGGAAGGGCGTAGCTGGCGCAAGGACCATTACAAACCCTACAAGGCCAATCGTGCTGTGGCCCGTGGTGCCATGAGCGAAACTGAAGCAGAAGAGGACAAGTTGTTTTGGGAAACCTATGATGAACTGACTAAATACTTGTCCGAGAAAACAAATTGTAGCGTGATCCGTTGCGCAACAGCAGAAGCGGACGACGTCATAGCCCGCTGGATTGCACTACACCCCCAAGATGAACATATTATTGTCAGCAGTGACTCAGACTTCGTTCAGTTGGTTGCGCCAAATGTGCAACTCTACAACGGCATAAACGATCACCTGTTCAGTGTTGATGGCGTAACTGATGCCAAAGGCAACCAATTGAGTTTTACAATCGAAAGCAATTCAAAGATCAAAGTAGGTAAAGCTGACCGGAGCTTTGTGACTCCACCTGACTATCAAAAGTGGGTGTTGTTCTTGAAGTGCATGCGTGGCGATCCGGGCGACAATGTGTTTTCGGCCTATCCAGGTGTGCGTGTGAAAGGTACCAAGAATCAAGTTGGTCTCACAGAAGCCTTTGAGGATCGTGACAAAAAAGGCTACTCTTGGAACAATCTCATGTTGCAACGTTGGTCTGACCATGAAGCGGTTGAACACAAGGTGCTGACAGATTACGAACGCAATGTCACGCTGATTGATCTTACAGCACAGCCCCCAGAAGTGAAAGACACAGTGGATGCTGTGATCTGTGAACAAATCAGTCACAAAGACACAGGTATGGTAGGCGCACACTTTCTCAAATTCTGTGGCAAGTATGAACTTACCAAGCTGAGTGACCAAGCAGAGCCAATTGGTCGTTGGCTGAATCAAACATATCAAGGAGTGTTAAAATGATCGTAGCAAAACCAGTGATTGACAATCAATACTGGATTCTCAAACAAAACAATCAAAAGATTGGCAATATTGAAGCCAGTGCAGATGGTTATGTTGTAAAAATACAAAATCAAGTATCCAACTACAAGACCATGCCCATGGTTAGAGAAGTGATTGACATCACATTTGAACCATCTGAAACTGTAACACCGCCACCTAATGATTCAGTGCATGGTTACGAAACTGGCTGTAAGACATATAACGGATTGTGGAACGTGCGATTGAAGTTGCCGCTGTTTACCAAACAGGATAAATCCAAGTCATGGTTTGCGGCTGGATGGTACACAGTAAAACAACATCGTACATGGAAGATTGTGCGCAATCCCAAACTGATTGCACTTGAACGTTACAAGTATCAAGGTCCATTTTACACCAAGGAGCAGGCCAATGAATCCCTTTCGTGATCAAGAAAAGTTTATGCGAGCTTGCGATCAGAGCACAGATAATTTCAATCAAGATCAATTTAACTTATACGTTTCATTGATTGAAGAAGAAGCCAATGAACTTGCAGATGCTATCACAGCACACGACAAGGTTGAAACACTAGATGCACTTATTGACATTCTAGTTGTTACAATTGGTGCCCTACACAGTATGGGTGCAGATGCCGAAGGTGCTTGGAAAGAAGTCATGCAAACTAACTTTGCCAAGATTGATCACGAAACAGGCAAGGTTCGCAAACGTGAGGACGGCAAGGTACTCAAGCCTGTGGGATGGACTGCTCCAGATTTAAAACCATACCTTAAAAAATGAGCTTACACATCAATCGGTTCATTGACTCAATTAAGGCAGCAGAAAGCCGTGGTCAAAAAGACCTTGTCATGCCCATGCGTGATGCCAAGGACTTGCATGGCGACATTACTAAGTTGTTGTTAACATTGGAAAAATGGCATGGTGCGTCACCTAAAGAAGAAGTTATTACAGTTGAACTTAACGGTGGTAGCTTTAAAAAAGTATGAACATATTAATCTTAGGTTGTAGTTTTGGTGTTCCTAATTATCATAGACCGCTAGGTGCAACCCCATACAAACACTTAGTTGAACGTTTACTCCAAGCATTTTAGTATGATTAAAGTTTCTGTTACACCTAAACACTACAAATACCTTAAAAATAAAGAAAACGGTACTACTGATCCACGGATGTTCTTTGACCTAAATGGTGATGACTACAAATTTGTTGTACACGGTACAGAACCAGTTGATATCTTAATACTAACTGCAAAAGAATTTGCTGATGGACAATTTAGAGTCTGGAAAAATTACAAGATTGCTTTGTTGTTAGACTTATGGCACGGTGTTGAAGGACATATTGCACAACTGGTAAAACAAATTAAACACCCAAATGAATTTGTAATAACATGCATGGCTAACGTTGCAGAACACCCACAAATTATTTCTAACGATTTTATGTTTAATAGATCGAAAGCATACTATTCGCAATTTCCATTCTCACCTGGTGTTAACAAGTGGTATAACCATGGACAACTAAGTTATATTGCTCCTGAACTTACTGATGCTGACCACAAGAAAAAAATATTTGTAGCACCTTGCAAAACTTATCCAGATCGGCCACGCCATTCACGCATTCAACTGCGAGATATTTTGCGAGATGAATACATGAATTTTGGTTATCTTGGCAACATTGATGCAGACTCCAGACTATTCATGTATCCACACATTGAATTTCCTTGGTCTAATAGTATAGAAGAAATAGAAGCACAAACACGTCCATTGAGTTATCGTTGGTGGGGGTATTGCCCACCTCACAATGAGTACTATCGAAATACATTTGTAAGTATCTATAGCGAAACTATAGAATTTGGGAAACATATTTGTGTGAGCGAAAAAACATACGACCCAATGATCAAAGGTCATTTTGTATTGCCATTTAGTAATTGTAATTTTATAAGTTGGGTGCAGGACTTGGGATTTAAGTTTCCAGATTTTATAAATTACGATTATGATTCTATAAGTGACGACAATAAAAGACTCGAGGCTTATCTAGTAGAAGTTAGACGCATGCTAAATATGCCGCTTTTGCAATGGAAACAACACTATACAGACAATATAAACATGCTCAGGCATAATCAACTGATGTTTCATCGTTGTGCATATCACCAAATTGATATTAAGAAGTTGTTAAAAACTACATAGTTATTGGGATAAATAAACACGGAGTTTATCTATGTCAAGACCCAAGCCACAGGTGTTAATCGAAATCACCAACAAACAAACCTACAAGACCGAGCAAGTGTTGGCCTCGGAAGGCGTGTGGGCAGTTTTTTACGATGCTAACCCAATCAACCTAAAAACTTCAAACATGCTTACCCAGTATCCTGGGCCCAAGTATAAAAAAGTCAGTTTTTCCAATCCCGGGCATGCCAAGAATCTAGCTCGCAAACTCAACACACAGTTTCAGACCACAAAGTTTTCAGTGGTACTCTTAAAGTCTGGGGATACTGTGTACCCCAATGCTAACTAAACAATCGATCACTCAGCAGATATTGACAGGTCTTCCAGAGGACGATCGTCCTACCTATGACGAAGCCTGCAAGTCATGGTGGATGAACTTTAGAGATGGTGGCGGGTTTAGATTGACCAATGCCGGATACATGGCCCTGAGTACTTGGGAGTTTGAAACATACTCATTTGCTGTTCCGACCAACATAGTTGCTATTGCTAGGCATTTGTTGACTTTGGACAAAAAGTTGGATTGTCCTTACTACATCAAATTTGGCAAAAACCCACAGATTATTTTGTTTGGTAGCCGGCAGGCAGTGATGTTGGCCATGTACAACGACTTGGAAAAATGGTTAAAGTATCTTACTCGCACATGATTGTGCCTGTTTCACAAAGTTTGCTCGTATCCATTTAGGGTACGCAGTAAGCACAAAATCTTGCTGATGTTTTAATCGGTCTTGATATGACGCGAGATCACGATTGCCTAATATTAATTCTCGATTGAGTGTTAGTGCTGCCTCGACTCTAATATCATTTGGCAACCAGTCATATGATATGTCTACTAAATCTTCAAACATATCAAACCCCAGTTCTTGACAACTTTGCACTACTCCTGGATGGCCAATCACAACGGGTATCTGACCGGCAATCATTGCCTGTAAAGTTTTTTCGCTAATTACTCCTGGTCTATCATCGTACTGAGTTTCAGTAACAATGTTCACAGCGGACTGAGCATATAGTGGTGCCAAACGTACAAAGTTCTCATCATTTTCAGTACCACGATAACTGGAATAGTCCCATTGATCAAGCCGTATTTCATCGCCATAACTTAAAATTCCATTGGGCCAATGTTTCAAAACATCTGCTGCTCGTTTTCTATGACTGCATTTTCTTCCGTTCAAACACTGCCAGGCAAGTGATCTAGGTTGTTCAAAATAGTGTTGCCATTCTGCTTGCCGTTGTGCAATAGATTCACAAGTGTATAGATTGTGATTGTTGTATTCAATAAAACTGATTGCACCTTGGTAACATTGTTCTAGGCCATGACTCATATGAGCCACCACAACTTGATTGCAGTGTGATCCGTATTTTTCTTCAACTTTTACTAGTTCTCGAACAGGTTGTCCTATTGAAACAAAATCTTGAAAATGCAATACCAACAGTGTTTTAGGACCAAAATCTACATCAGGTAACGTTAATGGCCAGCCATGGTCATAATCATAGGGTGGCTGAAAACAGTTGTAAACTATAACTGAATTTATGTCCAGCAAGTTGAAAGTGTGAGCCATCAATTGATCATATGTCATGCGGTATTTACTAAGTAGACTTATGTATTGGAATAATCCATTGATTGAAGTATACTGGCCCGGTGATGTTGATCCGATAAAGGACAGCATGCATCAAGGCGCACATTGTTTGTTTTGGAATCCCGCAGCCAGATTTGATAACATCTCGACCAATCAACGACTCAATGACTTGTGTGACTGGGCCATGGAATGGCTCACACACGATGGCATAGATGTTTTTGCCGCGGATGCTCGCAATCACTACGACATTGCTAACTTGGTCAAACTAAATCTTTGGATACATGATATTCGAGCACAAGGTATTGTAAAACCTTGGCTGTTGTTAGATCAGGATGACATACTGGTTCCTGGTACTGGGGACAGTAGATTGAGATGCTTGGAACGCATACCAGAAATTGAAACTGTGTCTGCATTCATAAGCACACATGTCAGCAGGGCTGATCGGTATCAGCATCTTGAGCCTGTGACTACACTGGAACAATTTGCCGGATTATGCGGTGCTCGCCCAGGGCAGTTGTTTACATTTAGACTTACTGATCCCACAGCGCCATTTGGCATGTACTGGTACGAATACAACAGTGATCAAACCAGATGGGTCACACCCAGTGAATCAGATTGTGTGCAGGCTTTTGTGGCCTATGCTCAAGCACATCCAGGTATTGATATCACTCCTGAGTGGTTTGATTGCTTGGTTGACTGGAACCAATACCACAATATTGTAAAAAAGTAGCTGACTGAATCTGTTTCCACTGTGCAGATCGATCCGAAGATGCAGGCACACTTACACCCAACCAAGGCAAACTGTCATTGCAATGCCCTGCAAAACCTTGCTTGGGCAACAGTAAATCTTTAGACCATTTACGCAAAAACTTGTTTTGCAACAAAGGTTTGCCTTGCCGCAAATGCCAAGGCAAGTTGAGAGCAAACTTTATAATCTTAGGATGCATGAATGGCGAACGTGGTTCTATGCTGTGTGCCATGGTCATGGTGTCTACCCCTCGTGCGTCAACTGCTGCGATCTGCACAAGATAATCCATTAGTAGTGTGGCAGCACCTGCGTGTCCTTGTGACGCAGACACACATTGATTCCAAAGGCGTTGACTATCTATGTCTGATGAATCAAAACAACTATAAGGACTTGCCGATGTGTTTGTGACAAATTGCATGTTTTGATATTGCCCATATCCACCAAACAGTTCGTCAGCACCTATGCCAGTGAACAAGATACGTTGTTGACAGTGATGCGCAATGTGCCATTGGCCCACAAAACTCCAACTCTGCACAGGCATTTGTGAACACTCAATAATGTCAATGTAGTCCTGTGCCCAATCACGTTCGGTCATGGGCAACTCAGTGAGAGTTTGACATTGTTGATCAGTTAAGAAATCTCTAACTTTTGTACTCACAATGTCTTTGCCTTCACACACTGTGGTATACAATCCTGCAAATTCTGGCATGGCAGCCAGTATGATGCCAGAGTCCACGCCACCACTAAAGGTCAATCCTGCAGGTTCTGTAGGACGCATGTCTGCTATAACTTTGTCAAATATCCAATCAAATTCTTCTTGTGCTTGTTCATCAGTTATGGACTGTGGATCAAGAGCCCAATCAAATATGCTGTCGAGTTGAAAACTTGCACCTGTTTCGGTATACAATCGACCTGGCTCACAACGTTCAATGCCCAGGTAAGGTGTGTGCCGTATGGTAGGCCAATGTCGTTGACTCCAGTCTTTGACTTGAATTTGAGGTTGCACATAGCATAAGATTGCCGACACTTCACTGCTCACAATCAAAATATCATCGTCTTGATATCGATACAAACAACGTTCGCCTTGTGGATCTGAGGCAAATCTCACTGATTCAAAATCAGTATACACCCATGCCCACGGTCCTTCAAAGTAAGGAATCTTTTTGTAGTTCTGTTCTCGCACAGTGCGATAAACCAGTTCGGTGTCTGTACTGTATCGGCCAAACCACCGATAGTTGTACACTTCACCATTGTAAGCCAAAAAGTCTGATCGTGGACGGTGGTAAAACTCTTCTTCACCTGTGATGTGTAGTACAGTTTGTGCTATAAAAATATTGTTGTGATGTTGGTAGTGTGTGAAGTCTGGACCACGTGCATGTATCTTTTCAACTGCTTGTAGGTGTAGGTTAAGGTCAAGAGGACGCTGACTTTTCACAAACAATACGCCGCACATTATTTTATTTGCTCAACTACTTGTGCCCACCACCGAGCAAAGTCTGCTGGCCAGGCCTGTTTCATCTTGGCCAATAATTGTTGGTTGTGATCAGCAGCCAACTGGCATCTCTGTTGCACCTGTTCAAAGGGCAATTGTTTCATGGCTTCCACTGACTCATGACCATCTCTTACAAAGTCTACCATGCGATCTCCAAACTCCCCAGTTTGCTGTTCTAAGTTGAAGTCTGTGCGATGCTGGACCAAGTCTGACATGATATCAAAACCCATTTGCACAAGTCGTGCAGTGGTGTAACGGCCAGCATACACCATGAATGGCACAGGTGTGACCAAAGCTCTAAATGTTTTTTCACTCAGTGCAATGCAACTGTCACTACTGTAGGTTTCAATTACCATGTTGAGCCAGGCCTGCACGTGAGATTGTTCTACGCTGTATTCATGATTGCGATAGGGCATTAGTGGTGCCATGTGCTCAAATGCCTTACGATAAACAGCCTGCAATACTTCAGGCACATGCTCAAATTCTTTTGAGAAACTAGCTTGAAATGCCTCAGTTGAATCATTTGTACTGCCCCAATGCCAGCAGTTGAAATTCACAAGATCTCTTTCCAAGTCAAATATTCTTGAGTTTGGATATAAGGTTCTGGTAGTCAATTCCAAAAACAATTCCAACCGTTTGGTATCCAGTCTGTTGACCGAAAAGTTAAATCTACGGTTGGGTGTCCACTCACTCAGTTCTGGCCGGTAACTGTAGATGCCAAAATAACTATCAGGCAACTGACACACCCGATAGTGTGTGGCACTGGTAATCTCATTGTCTGTAATTACTGTGGTATTGGTGCCCCAAGCATCAGGCATGGTGCCTGGTTGGTCCCAGGGCTTGCAAGTAAACACATCATCGGCCAAACACACAATTACTTGACGTGAGCCACGAGCCCACACTTTGTTTGATTCGGATATGCTGTAGTAGCCCAGCTGTGTTAATTGACTGCGAAAGAAATCCATCATGGTATTCTCGTGCCATATGCATTGTGTTTTTTGAAACACTTCGCTGGTATAAATGTTGTGATATAAGTCAACCGTCATGTGGGTACTTAGCAACAGTTTTGCCTCCGAGCCAAAATAGCAAAAAGTACTACTTTTTAGGGTTGCAAAAAGTAGTACTTTTGTAGTGGTATCTTTTGGTTGACCAAAAATGCCCGAAATGCTATAATACACACATGATGAGAAAGAAACGCACCGATCGAAGCCACATTGTGTACTGTATCCAAATTGGATTTGAGTACTACATTGGTATTACCGCCAAAACCCAGCGCACAATCACGATGTCTCTCCGTAGCCGTGTGAACAAACACATCTACCGTAGCCGCACTGAAGACAAAGCCTGGAACCTGTACGAAGCAATTCGCGCAAACGGCGTGGAAGCAATGAACGTGGCTATTGTGGACATTGTGCGTGGCAAAGATGCCGCACACAAGTTGGAGCGCGAGTGCATACAAAAGTATGCACCTGCGCTGAACACAGATGTGCGTGTGAAGCAAAACGGTTGACTAATAATCACTGTTTTGCTATACTACATACATAGACAACAAAGGAGCCCGAGATGACCACTATAACTGTAGCACAAATGATTGAGGCACTCAGTGCCCTGCCCGCTGATGCTCGCTTGGTAGTGACCGAGTCCGGTTATTACTCCTACGGTGAGTTTGCAGAGATCATGTTGCCGGAAGTGTATACTCCAGAAAATGATTTAACGCCAGGCGCACCCGTGTATCGTATCGGACATTCACATCAATCTTATTAAGGAGCCCAACATGACCAACTGGACTGACCCTATCATACATTGGAATCAACTGCCCGGCACAGAAGTCAAACGACTGCTGGCCACCTGGGGCATGGATGAAAAAGCCATAGCCCGCTATGACGCCAAGCATGGCTTTGAGCCAACACCGTTGAAAGTGCCTGCACCTGCAAAGGCAGTGGCGGCAAAGCCTGTGGTGGTGGCAGTGCCTAAAGCACCTGCAAAAAAAGCAACACCTGCAAAGCCAGCGGCTCGTCAAAAGCACACAGGTGCTGACGGTGAAGTGAAGTTTGTGGAGCACCGCAGTCTGTATGTGGGCTTCTGGGGCGGCCGGGTCGTGGTGACCAAACGCACCGAAGCCGCATGCCGCGAATTTTTAGCAAAGGTAAACGCAACATGAGCAAAGAAATTGAACTGGTGCCTGGTGGTGGCCGTTACTACCGTGCCATGACCTTCCATTGGCTGGTTGTGGCTGTGCTGATTGTGCCTGTGGCGGCAGCACTGATTGTGGCCATTGTGAATCCCTTGTGGTTCCGCAGTGCCATGTTTGACTGGGTTGAGCGTGGTGTGAATAGACTGAGCCAGTGGCGCAATTATCAAAAGTATCGCATCTACTTGGGCACTGATCCCAAGATGTGGCACACCTTGCGTGGAGATTTGAAATGAACGAACGAATTCGAGAACTTGCTGAACAGGTCTACGGATCACAAGCAACCGAACAAGAGATAAAGTTTGCTGAGTTGATTATTCAGCAATGTGGCGTGGCATTGAGTCCCATGTTGCGCGACATGGTCAGTCGTGGTCAAGCATATGATTTGATTAAAGATCACTTTGGAGTTGAAGAGCAGGTTCAAGATTCTAAAGAACTACACACCTGCCCGTATCGAGAAGAAATCCTCAATGACTATGAAAGCCTGTGTGATTGTGATGAAGAGCAACAGCACCAATGTGCGATGGATATTTAATTTTGGAGTTGACAGTGCCTAAATTGTACATGTTGGTGGGAGTGCCAGGATCAGGCAAAAGCACCTGGATCAAAGACCAGACCTGGGCCTTGGGCTTGAGTGTGGTCAGCACAGACCCGTGGGTGGAAGATCATGCCAAGCGAGAAGGCAAGA